CAAAGAATAGGGAATTCATTCATAGAATAGTTTCAAAAGATCAAAAGGGACACAGAGAGATTTCAATTTTGAATTATGACATGAGAGTTATGGCCTTCTTTGCAGAGACAATGGGTAGGAATACTGTTGGTTTAGATGGAAACTTAGTCGAGAGCAAAGAGAAATGGAAGATATTTGAGAATCTAGTAGTGAAATCCAGAATGTATGCTAAAGACAAGGGGATGGCTTTTTTGAATCACAATATCGATCACAGTAGGTGGGGCCCAAACAATCTGATGAATGCATTCTATGCTGTTTTTGCACCCAAAATTGAAGACAAGGAGTTAAGGAGGTTGATTAAGAATTCATTTATAGCTGGCACTCTGAAAAAAGCTCAATTACCTGAATCATTGACTGAATTTGTTTCCTCAAGACTTAACGTAGGCAAAAGCGAAGACATAACCAAATTTGTTTTGAATTTTGAAAAGAATATTAAATCAGGTGACTTTTTGGTAGAGACTCCGCAGGGTATGTGTCAAGGTATTTATCATAATTGCTCATCTGTGTATGCTACTGTCGTTGCGGATCATGTTAACTATTTGTTGATGAAATCAGGATATGTTGACTATGCCAAATCACTTTGCACTTCTGATGACGAATACAAAGCCATTGTGTTACACTATTCGAATACAAACATTGATATAATAACGAGCATCGAAGACAAGGTGAAAGCATTATGCAATTTGGTTAAGAGTAAGCCTAAATCGTGCTTGACGGGATTCTCATCAGAACTGAATTCACTCCACATTAACTCAAACGAAACCGTCATCGCTAACTTCAAACAAAGAGCCTCCTATGTAACGTTCGGTGACAGCAACAATTTTGAAAACGATATTGAATCTGCAATCGACAAGGGTGTGGATTTGTTGATGTTGGGGGGTTCATTATTCGGTTCTAAATTATTATCCTTTGCTAATTTGACAAATGTTTACGATAAATGGGCTGTTTGGAAAAATGCAGACTTTAACGATAAGGATCCCACATCATTAGGCTTTCCGGTTGTCAATATCTTATGTGCTGCTATGTTTGGAACTAAAAAGAGTTTGATATTGAATAACATAACAGATGACAATTTCGCAACCATAATATTGAACGGGGACTTGAAGGTATCAAATTCCATATCGTTTTCTGAAAGGAATTACAAGATGATTAACGCTTTCAAAGAGGTTTCATATTGGTGTTCTATAAATGAGCTGGATTTCAGATCTAATCATAATACCATAAAGAGATTGTCTACTGCAACATTAATGATGTTGGATTCATTAAGGGATAAAGATGTTGGTGTGATAGAGTCTTTCGGTATGTCTATGTTATTCCACAGGAGCGAGAAGATCAGAGTCAAATTAGAGAACAATAGGGTGGAGTTAATGGATAAGGTTGCATACAAGACAGTCATAAATGATTACTTTTCAAATAAGATAATAGGGACTGATCTGATTAAGAATGAGAGAGCGAAAATAAATTTCTTCATAGACAAGATTAACAACATCGAAATCAGAGGGAGAACAAGAAGAGCAAGTTACTTGTATCCGGTTAAGTTCATAGAGAGCTATTCAATTCTGGATCCATCAAACAAGTTGGTCAGAGATTTAGTACAGAAAACATTAAACAAATACAATAGAGGTATGGCTGAGTCTATCCTTAAAACAACTGATTTTGATCTAATGGGGATTGGAGTGAACAGATTGGATGAGGCTATAACATTCGCAAACAGAATATCTAAGGTTGATGAATCAGAAACATTCAACAGGAAGTTTTGGATTTCTAAATTTGATTTGTCTATGAGTAACAGGGAGAACTTCTTAATGTTTATAGTGTCGGGGAACTTCACGGAATCATATGGATTAGCGACAAACTTGAAGGATGTGTTATCTGCCGGCATGTTTAGAGATGATTTTGTAGCCAAATCTGATGACCAAGTGATAATGTCAATTGAGAAGAGTCTTGAAATGTATGACAAGGACGGGAGGGTTATGAAAGTCGGTTTGAAATCCTATGACAAAACCAGACCGATAAACTTGGACATGGCTGAGTTGGGTGATGATACTATTAAGATAAAGTTTACTGATTTCCCATCGAAAAACGAGGAGTTGATCTCAATAGCATTATTCACCAGAAGCGTTCCAGTTCTCACACAGAATTCAAGATGGAATTTTGGAACCAGGAGGATTAAGGTTAAAGTCGAAGGAGTGGAATGGACTGCAACTTGGTTAGATGATTACGTTAGGATTGTCAAAAAGAGCTCCATAGACAGATATGAAAAGGTGGGTGCTAAGAGGAACAAAATCAGGACACATACATATACACATTACATAATTGCAAAGAATTCAGATATGGTGACATCAAATGCATACAGTTTAAGAGACGACAAGTTGTCATTTTGGGATAAGGATTCAAAATACAATGAGGATACGAAAATCATAGTGGGTAATGTTGAGTTTGAAGCAGAGTTAATGTTGGTGGATCATGTTATATGTTCTGTTTTCAAGGGGATTGTTGTTCCATTTGCATTATTCTACAGGAAATCTGATGTCGATTTAAATAAGAAATTCAATTTGAATAACTTTAATGTGGAGAAGGTGTTATCAGAAAAGTCTATAGATCCTGTAGCATTATCCAAGGTGTCTAACAAAACTAAAATGATAGGAGCTGTGTTAAGGGGTTTAAGATTGAATGACGACATTGGATTTGAAAGTGAAGCTAGAACAAATTTGTCTACATATAAGGAACCTGATAAGATAGATGAAATAGACCCCGGAATAGTGGTGACTGGAGATGTTCTAACTAATCTGATATTGAATGCGACTATGTCAGATGATGATGATTCAGACTTTGATTATGATGCCAATGATGATATGCAAAAGGAATATGATCAGAATGCCATTGATAGAGCAGCAATAGTTAAGAGTTTTGAGCCGAATTCCAAATTGTTTCAGAAATACTATTTTGATACGAATATGAGAAATGAAAGATTAAGGTCATTTAAGGTCAATGATGTAGCTGGATTTGTAGCGATGTACAGACAGAATATCATCAAGAACACCTTTTTCATTTCGAAATCATCTCTTCCAAAGGTTAGGGGGTTGTCATCCGAAAGAGAAATGTGGCTCGCATTGGCATCATTGTTCTAATTGTCTGTCATTGTGTTTTCCCGTTTCCTTTCCGCGCCGGTTGAGGTGTTCGATCTCGATTAATATTAC